ATCGCTACGATCGCAGATCCCGATGATATCGTCACGCTGTAAACGTGAGGAGGACTCATGCTAGAAGAAGAAAATAATCAAGCTCCTGAAGAGGAGATTGAAGAAGGTGAGATTGTAGAACTTGATGTTCCAGAAGAAGATCAAGAAGCGCAAGATGCTATAGAAAATGTTTCTGAAGAAGAAACAGTCAAGGATGAAGGACAAGACGAATTAGAGAACTACTCAAAAGGTGTTCAAAAACGTATTGCAACTTTAACCAAAAAAATGCGTGAGCAAGAGCGTGCCGCTCAATCTGCTTACGAGTATGCAAAAAACTTACAAGCTGAAAACGAAAACTTAAAAACTAATACTAATCAGTTAAATCAAAGTTATTATGGCGAGGCTGAGAACAGATTAAAATCTCAACGTGCTCAAGCCAATACTGTTTTAAAGTCAGCGTATCAAGATCAAGACTGGGATAAGGTAACTAAAGCCCAAGAAATTCTTGATAAGATTACAGTTGAAGAAAGTAAGTTAGCAACTAATAGAATGCAAATTGAAAGGGAACCTGTATATCAGAATGTTCCTCAACAACAAATGCAACAACAACCGATTCAAGCGCCTACCCCTCAAGCAGACCCTGAAGCTGAGAGTTGGGCACAAAAAAACGAGTGGTTTGGTCAAGACGAAATAATGACTTTAGCCGCTTTTAACATTCATCAGAAATTAATTGAGGAAGAAGGGTTTGATCCTTCGGATACAATGTACTATGATGAGATAGACAAACGTATTAGAACTGAATTCCCTCACAAATTTAGTGATGGCGGAGCGGTAAAATCTAAAGCGAAGATGCAACAAACTGTTGCTCCAGCTGGAAGATCTGACAGCTCTGGAAGAAAACGACAAGTCAGGCTCACCAAAAGTGAAGTCGAAATGGCCCGTCGTTTAAATGTACCAGTACAAGAATACGCAAAGCATATTAAAAGGTAACAAATATGACTGAAGATAATAAAGAAAATAACAGGACTCCGCGTTCTGCAGAAACTCGAGCTATCAAAGATACTGCTCGCAAACCATGGCGTCCCCCATCTATGTTGGAGACACCACCTGCACCTGAAGGTTTTACCTACAGGTGGATAAGAGCCGAAGTTGTTGGTCAGGATGATAAGAAGAATGTAATGTCTAGATTGCGTGAAGGTTTCGACCTTGTTCGCGTCGAAGAGATTGGAGACTTTGAACTTCCTTCGATTGATAATGGAAAGCACGCTGGTGTTGTATCCGTGGGTGGTTTGCTTTTGGCTAAGATTCCGAATGAAACACGTGATGAAAGAAACGCCTATTTCAATAACCGTGCACAATCGCAACAAGACGCGATTGACAATGATCTAATGAAGGAATCAGATCCAAGTTCTCCGATGTTAAAACCTCAGAGAACTACAAGCGTAACTTTTGGTGGTGGTAAAAGAAGTTAATTCTTTTGCTACTTTAACAATTTTTAAATTAAAGGTATAAAAAAATGGCAAATACAAATGCTCCTTTCGGTTTAAAACCAATTGGAAAATTGGGCTCAGGTTATAATTCTACAGGAACAACTGAGTACGATATTCTAACTGGTACAACTGGAACAATTTATACAGGCGATCCAGTAAAAATGGTCAACACAGGCGGCATTGCCGTTGCTGCTGCTGGCGATCTTTTACTAGGAGTCTTTCAAGGCTGTCACTTTACTAATTCAAGCGGTGAGAAGGTTTATTCTCCAGTTTGGACTACGTTGACAGCTTCATCTGATGCGAAAGCATTAGTAGTCGATGACCCAGACGTTTTGTTTGAAGTCCAATCAGCCGCAACAGGCAGTCTTACCCAAACCGAAGTCGGTTTAAATGGTGACATTGTTTACGCAGCAGGTTCTTCTACAACTGGAATGTCAGCAGTAAAACTTAGTGGCACTATGGCTACTGGTACTGCGCAACTAAGAATTATGGGATACTCAAATGATCCTTCTAATAATGCCTTAGGAACTGGGTCCCTTTCAACCAATGCTAATATGATCGTCAGAATCGACGAGCATTTTAACAGAACCGCAGCAGGAGTTTAATCATGGCTATTAATAGAGCTCAATTAGCGAAAGAATTAGAACCAGGATTAAATGCCCTTTTCGGCATGGAATACGACCGTTATGATTCTGAGCATGAAGAAATTTTTGAAACCGAATCCTCAGACAGAGCGTTTGAAGAAGAAGTAATGATCGTGGGCTTTGGTAACGCTTCGGTAAAAGGTGAGGGAGAAGGCGTAGCTTTTGACCAAGCTTCTGAAGGGTTTACATCAAGGTACTCACACGAAACTATTGCTTTGGCTTTTGCTCTTACAGAAGAAGCGGTCGAAGATAATCTTTACGATAGACTTGGTTCAAGGTATACAAAAGCCTTGGCTAGATCTATGGCGAATACTAAACAAATCAAAGCTGCTGCTGTATTGAACAATGCGTTCGATACAAGCATTACTGGTGGAGATGGTAAAGCACTTGTTGCTACTGACCATCCACTAGGTGGCGGAGGTTCGGCTAGTAACAGACCTTCAACTTATGCCGATTTGAATGAGACTTCATTAGAAGATGCTCTTATTAATGTTTCAACTTTAGTTGATGACAGAAATTTGACCATTGCTCTTCAAGCGCAAAAGTTAATTATTCCACCAGCATTACAATTCGTTGCTGACAGATTATTGCAAAGCAATGGCCGTCCAGGTTCATCTGACAACGACGTAAATGCTATGAAGAATATGGGTATGATTCCTCAAGGATATGTTGTTAACCATTATCTGACTGATACAGATGCTTGGTTCTTAAAAACAGATTGTCCTGATGGATTTAAACACTTCCAAAGAAGTCCAATGTCTACCTCTTTAGAGGGTGATTTCGATACTGGTAACATGCGTTACAAAGCTAGAGAAAGATATTCATTTGGTTATTCTAATTGGAGAGCTGTTTACGCTTCTCAAGGTATCTAAATCCGATTATTCGGTAAAAGGGAGCTTCGGCTCCCTTTTTTTTGTTCTAAAAACTTGTCAAAAGCATACAAAGTAACTTAAACTTACTAAAAGTAACAAACTATTGTTGTTATGCAGACAGGATTACATTCTTCTTACAGTCTAGCAAACTCACCTTGTAATGGTATTTGCTCTACCTCTATGGCTCCATTTGATGATAGGTGTAAAGGTTGCGGAAGAACTGTCGAAGAAATTAGAGACTGGGAAAAATATCCAGAATTTGAAAAAAAAATAATTAATGTAAAAAATTGGTTAGAAAATTACGATATAAGACAAAAAATAGAGGTTCCAGTAAATATGCCAGAAAATAAAATAAAAGATATAAACGGTAGATTAATTACTATTATTTCTATGATAGAAATGATTGGCCAAGATCTATTGGAAAGTTATGGCAAAGACGAATCTATAAAAGAAGCTTATCAATCTCTTGTTAAGTCTAGAGAAGAAATCTTAAAAACCAAACAAACTCTTCCCCATTCAGACTAATTTAATATATACTTTAGCTAGTAACTAGGATTATTAACTTGTTCTATCGACTGACCTAGCAGACAAGCCGAGACAATAGAACTTATTTCCGAGGAGGAAATTATGGCGAATTCAACTTTTTCAGGTCCAGTTAGGTCCGAAGGTGGTTTTGAACAAATCACAGTAGCATCATCAACAGGTGTTATAACAACAAACCTTGATATTTCATCAGCAGGTGCAATCACTACTTCAAGTACAATTAATGCAAAACAAGTAGTAGATACTACTTTTAATGCGGCAGGAGCGGCATCAGCTACTTTAACAGCAGCCCAGTCAGGAACTTTGTTTTTGATTAATGGAGCAGCAGCTAATGTAATTACTTTACCAGCATTGTCTACAGATAACGTAGGAGTTCATTATGACTTTCAACTTACAGTAGCTGTTGGCGGAAGCGTAACAACTACCTTTGTACTTCCAGGTTCAGCTGTATCAAATTTCCAAGCAATGCTTTCTTTGGTTGCGGGAACAGCAGCTAACGCAGTAAGTGATGTAGCAGGAGATACTTTAACTCTACCAAACTCAACAGTTGCAAATGCTAGAGTTTCTATGACTTGTGTTGCAGATGATGGAACAAACTCTACGTGGATGACTACTGCTCTATCAACTCCAATCGCTACAGTATCTTAATAGGGGTAAATTATGGCAGATGCAGTTACAACAACAACCATACAAGATGGTGATAGGATAGCGGTTATACAGCTTACTAACACATCTGATGGTAGTGGTGAAAGTGCAGTTACAAAAATAGATGTTAGTAGCCTAGCTACTAACAGCTCTACTGGACAAACTTGTACAGGCGTTAAGCTTGGCAAAATTGTTTATTCTACCTTTGGAATGAGTGTAAAACTTTTATGGGTTGCAACTACCAATACTATTTGCTGGGATCTTAATTCAGACTATACGACTGATGAAGACTTTACAAGCTTTGGCGGCATACAAAATACTGCTGCATCAGGTGGAAAAACAGGAGATATAGCACTTACTACTACTGGTCATTCAAGCGCAGATTCTTACGTTATAGTTTTAACTTTAATTAAAGAATACGCTTAATTTAAATTGGCAACACCAAGAAAAGGTAAGGCTAAAGTAAAAGTAACAGCTTCTGGTAAAAGAGTTAGCTACGGTCAATCTGGTAAAGCAAAAGGCGGTGGTCCAAGAGTTAAGCCAGGTACATCTAAGGGTGACTCTTATTGCGCAAGAAGTCTTGGTATAAAGAAAAGACTATCTAAAAAGAAACAAAACAATCCTAATACTCCAAACAATCTATCAAGAAAAAGATGGAAATGTGTTGGAGCAAAATCTAAGAGAAAGTAATGGCTACCAAAAAAGATGCTTGTTATAAAAAAGTAAAAGCAAACTCTAAAGTTTGGCCTAGCGCTTATGCTAGCGGTAGATTAGTTCAATGCAGAAAAAAAGGTGCAGCAAACTATGGAAATAAAACTAGAGTTAAAAAATTTGCTGGAGGACCAGTCAAAGGCCAAGGTTGTATAATGAGCAACAGAAAAAGATAATGTCTAAGAAAGAAACACTTAGAGATTGGTTTTCTAAAAATAAAGGAACAGGCTGGGTTGATTGCAAAACAGGTAAGCCTTGCGGCCGCAAGAAAGGCGAGAAAAGAAAAAGTTATCCTGCGTGTAGACCTACAAAAGCTCAATGCACATCAGCAGCCAAAAAGAAAACTAGCTCTAAAAGAATTAGTTGGAAAGACGGCAGAGTAAAAAAAAGTAATGGTGGTTTTATAGCTAAAGGCTGTGGTAAAGTTATGAATAACCGAAGAAAAGTAACTACAATCTC